TATATACTGATAATGATTCCTGTTTCCCCTTCGTTAAATATTTCACACACTTTACCACATTAAAGCACTAAAGCGATTGACAAATAATTAACACATCATGCTGCTGGCGCTTGCCCATGATATAATAATCTATAAAAAATTGCATCAAATATCCATAATTTACCTATAGTCCTATTTATAGTACTTTAACGTTTTAGTACAAATTATCATGATACAAAATTACATGTAATAATGTATTTTTGTACGTTGTAACGATTAAAAAACTTGCAACAAATAATACTTGCGTTGCCTATATAGGTATGTTATACTTGTATCATAGCAAAGGGAAAGAAACATAGAAACAAAATCCTAAAAGCTATCATGCAAGTTGGATTGCATGTAAAAAGAAACATTCAACAGGGCCGCCCCACGCTATAATAAAAGATATGGGTGCGTCATCAAGTAAAATGCGCTTGGAATTATGTGGAAAGCATGGTATAGCCACATAAGTACTAACAGCGCTGCTTTATTGTTATATATGGCCATGGCTTGTAAGGGAACAGGTCCCAGCGTTTACAATGGTTGAGACAGACTGACAGAAAAACGCCGCTATCATTGGTATAATTGCGATAGTGATAGTCGCTGGAATGAGCGTCACATTGTACCATACCACACGCGAAAAGCGTGAGAATGGAGATATTTTTATTATGACTACTTGGAAAATTGAAAAAACTGTTGACGGCGATAAAGAGATTATTACCATCACGCGCCCCATCAATGACAAGCCCAAAAGCACCGCTTGTGTGAGCCGCACCGTTAAGGCTGGCACCGTTGCCCGCGTAAAGTATGCACGCTTTAACGACGATTTTTCCGTGGAATCCGGTGAAATGGTAAAACAGTTTGACGGCGTTCTTGACGCAGAAAAAGTCGAAAAAGCCTTGCACAACTCTGAGCCTTGCACCAAATGGCAAGTCCTGGACGTGCAGCCCAAAGATGAAAACACCATGGGAATTCCTAGAGAGGTATTTAACGCCGTTGCCGTTCTCATTGAGCGCCCATTGAGCCAACAGTAAAATAAAAACTTTCCAGCGGGTTTTCTTGTAAAGCCCGCTTCCACGCTATAAAGCGAAAATATTTTATAAAGGAGGTATAGAAAAATGAAAATGCAACTTATCACAATCAAGCCGAAAAAATCCGGCATTGACAACGGATTTACAATCAAGCGTGAACTATTTGACAATTGCGGACTTGTGGATACAGCCTATTGCAACATTGACACATTCCGCGCTTGCGATAGTGGTTTTATCGCTTCCGGCTTTTCCAGCATTTACAAGTCAACCATTTTACACGACTTGAATAACGTCAATGAAAGTATTGACGACTTTGTAAAGGAGGTGTTTTCAAAATGATTTACAGTAATCGCAAAGAGCTTTCAGACTCCGTTATTAGTGATTACAACAGCGCCGTAAAAGGTCAGGTAGAACAACTTTATTACTGTAAAGCATGGGTTTATATGCCTGACAATTCCGATTTTATAATCTTGAGAAGCTATTCAACCATTGTAGCGGCCTATCAGCGTACAACCCGCATTTTGTGGGTTTTTGGCCATTATAGCAACACAACCGCGCAACACGTTGCAAAGTTTTGGAATTGGCTACGGTATGAGTTCAAAACCGGCTGGAATTATCCGGCAACTGTTAGACTGTATAACGATTCCAGAACAGGCAAACGCGCCGCCCGGAAAAATCTAGACGATGACTTTGCAAGCGTTATTTCCACCGCATTAAATCAGCATTGACCCTAAATAAAATATGCGCCGCTGTTAAAAGCAGCGCATTTTTTATGCAAATTTTTAATTAGAACTCTTTACTATTAAATATAAATAACTAGCAATAGTTAAGCCTAACCGCTAACCTGTTATATTCTTAACATGTGAATAGTTATTCATATGATAATATGACTTACCTGTTAAGAAATTAACACACTTTAGCAATTTAGAGTTCTAAAGCGATTGACAAATCCTTAACACACTTTACCGCTTTAAAGAGCTAAAGCGTTCAGCAGTTAAGAAAATGGTGAGCATGTGGCATTATACTTATCACCAACCCTGCCTCGCCGCTCACCGGGGGTGTTGCAAGAAGCCTGAAAAATAAACCGGGGTTCAATTTCTTAAACCCAATAATCCCCCTCTCCCCTCTCCCTCTTCATTATTAAGAAAATAGGTGATACTTATGATTACAAGAAAAGACCTTGCTCCATTAGATGATACATCGCTAGAATTGTGGAGAAATACCTTAAAGCATCGTAAAGATGAAACGTTATATGCTTTATATGCTTTCTGCCAAGACTTCTTTGCCTGGGTTTGCCTTAAACATTATATGGGAGATACTTGCGATAGTTGTAAAAATTACGACTATTGCCAGAGCTGTAAACTAACAATGGTAGAAGTAAAGAATGAACTAGTAAAAAGGAGTTTTTCAAAATGAAAATTCATGACATTTTAGTGAGCTGTCGTTCATTACAGTATGAAACCTTAATTATAATCTTCAATGACAATAAAGAAATTAAGTGGTTTGGTACATTTGAGAATCTACCAAAAGTATATGACAAGCTTAAATTCAAATACTTTACCATAGGAGTTACGGTACATGAATATGTTGCAAGCGTATATTTTAAATTCTATGTATAAGGAGCTATCATTGACATCCTAAGAGGAGTTAATAATGATGATTTAAGCGATTAGTTTAAGATAGGAGTTTATATAATGCGTTATGATGTTCCGATTCATCCCATCCCCATAGGCTCAATCATTAAATACAATGTAAGAGAATATGGTTATTTCTATGGAGATGGACAAGAGAAAAGAGCAATTACCATTGCTAAAATTGGTAAGGTTATTGACATTATAGAGCATGATGGTAGAGTAGTTTATTACTCAGTAGCACCAAGTTCTAACTGTACATTTAACCAATATTTTGTAGGCGATTGCCTAGATTCTGTTTGGCCTGAAAATGTGGAAGGTGTTTATTATGACAATTAAAGACCTAGATACAGAAACCCTTAATCTACTTAATAAACTATGTGATAACTGGTATATTAAATCCTGCCCCTCATGGCTTACACACTTTATGGATAAGGATTGCCAAGATTGTCAGCTTAGAGAGTTGTGTTATCTGCTTGACTGTTATGATAATGACATTAGAAAAGAGTTAGCTTTACGAAAGCAGGAGTAACGTATGGCAAAGAACAAAACATTTAAGCGCCAAGCCGAAGCAACTAGGTTACTGGAAAAGATAGGCGCAACAAGACGTAAATCCAGAAAAGCAGGTATCACTGTAACAGGTGAGCTTAAAGAAAGTCTTAGAGGTAGACAATCTCCTGAAATTGCCAATGCTCTGAAATTTACTGCTAGCACTGCTCTTAATGAAGCCGAAAAACTGTATAGCGACCTTATTGACATATCCGATAATCTCGATGACAAAATATCACAAAAGCTAATGCGAGAGTATCTATCTAAATATTCAGAGCATATTAAATCATTAAATAAATCTGTCACTGATAGTTATAGGTCATTGAGAGTAGCTAATCGTCTTGAGGATGTTTTTAATTATAGCGATGCCGCATATAAGATTCTTAGGAATCCAAACTCCTATTTTGACAAAAAGAAATGGGGAGCAATTTCTGGTATACTTAATAACCTTATGGGCACCTATAGCAGGGATATTCCACCAAAAGATTTGAAAAAATTATGTGAACTGGGTGAAGAGTTAGGTCTTGGCTCTTTAGCAGATATGGATAGAGCCTATTCTGAATATGACAATCTGCTAAGAAATTCTGACCAGATGGGCGAAGTTCTGGTTAATGCAAGTAATAAGCTTAAATCTATTACGCAGGATAATGAAGAGTTTATAGAGAATAATAAAGAAGTTTATAAAAAATTTACAGAACTTGCGTCAAAGTATGATTTGTGGTGATTATTATGGTTAATATACTAATTTTTATTATTCTATTTTTGCAGCTTTAACTCTTGGTGTTGTTTTTGTTTATGTATATATCAAAGCATTAGCTAAGTTATTTGATTGGATAGATAAGAAACTAGGCAAATAAAGAAAATATACTATGGGGGGTGGTGCTATATGTGAGAAAGTGCAATGAACACAAGTATTCAACTATCATATATTGCTATGATATTGAAACATCATCCTTAATGTATGGTGAGGATGAACTTAAAGAGCATCTGCAAAGCACTTATCTTCACGGCCTAGCTTCATTTGCTTATCGTCCTATACCTCACGCACCATTTAGTGACTTTGAGAATGAAATGGATTATAATTTCTTTAGAACTTATGATTCAATTTCTTCTGAATTTGAGAGAATCAATGAGGACGCTAAGAATAATGATGAATACGTCAAAATCTTTGTGCATAACTTGAGCTATGAATTTGAAGCAATGATGCGTAACATAAATTTCTGCATTAAGAACTTTAATCCTAAACGTTTCATTGCAGTTGCTCCACACCAGCCATTAGTAGCAGCTTTTGACCATCTTGAATTTTATGACAGCTTCAAGATTCTTTCCTGTAAAAGTCTTGAACTTATAGGTACAGAGCTTGGAGTTCCTAAACTTAAAGAAGTCAAAGGCGGTTATGACCAAAAATATTATTGGTGGTCAGATTTACCTGATTCTGAATACATTTACAATGAACGTGACTGTAAGCTAGTTTTATATGCACTATGTCGCTATATGGCAAACTTCACTAAAGTTGATACTGTATCAGATATTGGAGTATCTAACACATCAATGATTAAGCGTGAAACAAGGCTTAACAGAAATATTGCTACCGATAAAGAAGTTCATACTGCACAATTCACAGCGGCGATAGAACTTAAGAATAATGAACCGTTTATGGAGTTCTTTCAAAACTGTCTTGCAGGTGGTTACACTCATGCTAATCCTTACGCAGTTGGTAAAATATTTAAGGATGTATGGTGCTTTGATGCAAGTTCTATGCACCCATCAGCAATGTATGGTAGGAAATTCCCTTATAAATGGAGAAAGGAGGTTAATCCTAATGAATGCTATCAAAATTTCCAGTCTGCAAACTATGAGTTCTTATCTGGCTGCGAAAGCGGCGCTAACTCAGGGTTCTTCGATTATCCCGACCAGCGGATTGAGTTATATGGACGTAAAGATGTTAAATTCTATTCAGTCCTTCAAGCAGCATACCGTGAATCAATCTTGTTTGAAAGGCCAATAAAATATAACTTCATGGCCAATGTTACCTTTTATAATATTAACGCTAAAGATTTTGGTAACTGCATTTATAGCTATATCAGTACATCCAAATGCAGCAATATTAAAAATGGTAACTTCGACAATGGTAAAGTAGTCAAAGCAGATGAACTTACATTTCATGGCTGCGATATTGACTTTATGTTAATTCAAATGCTTTATGATTATAGTAGTTCAGAATGTGATGAACTTTATTATGCAACAGCCCACAAGTTTATTAACAAGCCTTTACGCAATACAGTTAAATATTATGCACGCCAGAAAACAGGATTCAAGAAACTTGAGCATAAAGTTGCTGACCATGTAGAAACGTTAAATGATTTTACATTTGAGGGATTGAAGCTTTATGATGATTCTGTAGCACAAGAAATTATGAATACCCACAACAAAGATTTAGTTCACTTCGCCTTAATGGCAAGTAAAGGTGGATTGAACGGTCAGTATGGGTGTTCAGCAATGAAGCCATTACGGCAGGGAGGGGAAGGTGATAAATTTGAATGGATTCCAACCGGGGTTAAGTTTCTTAAATCCAGAAATTCCCTAAATATTTTCACAGATGGTTTATATACGGTTGCTTATAGTAGACTGCACCTTATTTGCTTTATGCTCTATCTAGTATTAAGCCAAGGCATTGAACCTCTATATCATGATACAGACAGTGGTTATTTTGTTGGCTACAATGAGAATGTTCAAAAAGCCATTGATAGATTCAATGAGAATATTCTTAACAACAGCGAGAATAAAGATTGTTACAATTTCGGCATTATGGACTTTGATGGTCACTATGAGGATTTTGTAACATGGGGAAGTAAATGCTATTGTGAAACATACTTAGATGCAGATAAGCACTTAAAAGTTAAGGCTACTGTAGCAGGTGCAAGCAAGAAACAGCTTTCCGAATTGTTTACGCAAATAGTGAACGATGAAGATTTTGAGTATCTAGTACAAGAATATTTTCGGCCTAATATCAGTTATGATGAATCCATAAACAAGAAACTTATTCGTAAAACCCCAGGAACACATATCATAGGAGATTTTACGGATGACAACGGAGAAACAGACCACTTAGATGAATATTCTGTAACTGTACTAGAACCTTGTGGTTATACATTGCGCTCAACAAATAGTCCTGTTAATAGAATGTATTATTCATTCTGTTATTCATTACGTGGAGAATCGTATATAGATTATTTGCCCGAAGTTGTTAGCATAAACCACGATGAAAATGGTAAGGAACTTTACGGAACTTATCATAAAGTACAATCCGACAAAGAATATGCTATGTTAATTGATGGCAACCCTGCAAGTATATTCCAGTGGGAATGGAGTGATAGGAGATGATTTAATTGAAAGAAAAAGATTCTTACAGAATCAGTAGAAGAGCTACCTGTCCTTATTATGCATCTCATACAACAAATTACATTCGCTGTGAGGGCATGAGAGTATCACGCCAAGAGTACAACCTTAAAACCGATTGTTGCGGCCAGTATAAAAACTGTCCTCAATATAAATTTCTTACTTATCATTATTTTACAAAGGAGAACTAACTATGTACACTAACAAGAAAGCATCCGCTAAGGCAACCAATTCTGCTAAGAAATCTGCAAGTTCTATTATCACTGACATTCGTGTCTATCCGTTTGAAGGCGACAAGAAATCTAATTTGATTGCTATGGTATCTGTAACGTTTGGCGGCGTGTTTGTTGTCACTGGCTTTAAGATTATGGATGGTAAGAAAGGTCTGTTTGTTTCCATGCCGTCTATTAAAACTAGCAAAGGAGAGTATAAGGATTCTGCATTCCCTTTGACCAAAGAGTTTCGTAAAGTTTTGAGCGATTCTATTCTTAATGCTTTTGATGCCTTGCAGGAAGATGAAGATGATGAAAGTGAGGATGACTGACAAGCTCCATAATGAATTGCCACCAGACATTGACGATGATTTGCCATTCTAAATAGAAAAGCACCCCTAAGTGGATAACCACCTAGGGGTGTTTTATTATTTAGCTAATATTAGGACGAAGAACCTTAATAGCAGTCATGCCATTGTTGTTATCCCAACGAGGATAATCCATAGGAGTGCCATCTTCATTTCTAATACGGTCAAGAATTACAGGAGAAATACCAGACTGGAATCCAGACAAACTAACAGTGAATTCAGTTGATGCATGGCGCTTGCAGTATAGGACAACAGATTTAGAATCCCTAGAATAATATATCTTATCTTCGCTGTCAATAATATCCCAAGTAACTGTCTTGCCTGTACCAGCAGACGCATTAAAAATTGATTGACTAAGCTTAAGGTTGTCAAATGCGGTAATATTAAGCGATGTATCTGTTTCGTTTTTTGTAATATAGATTTTATAATCAATGTTGGTTCCGTCAGTGAGATGGATACAACCCTGTGAGGTATTAGTATCAACCGGGATATATGCAAATGCCTTATACTGGTATGGGTCTCCACTAACTGACTGCCCAACGACTGTGTATTGCACCTGATTAGTGATAGCTAAATCAATGCAACGGTGTTCGCCAGGTGCACAAATAAACTGACCGCGTTCCTCAGCACCGCTACCGAAGATATATTCACGCTTAGTATAAATGTAAACATCATCAAGCTTACATACAGCATTGGTAACAGGATAAGTACCAGTTGACTGAATAGTTGTGCTAACTTTAGCGGAGCGGTTAATAATACCACCATTAACAATGAACTGAGGATTAGGACTACTACCAATCAAAGCAATACCAGCATAGCCAGTTTCAGTGGTAGCAGTTCCATCATCGCAGGTATAAATCATATTGTTAATATAAACTGCTGCCTTACCAGGGCCGTCAAATACAAAACCATATCGGCAAGTATCTGCATAAAAGTTAGTAACATGAATATCATTGTTAGTAACCTTGCAAGCGATTGTGTTATTCCACCAAGTATTAGCATCAGTACCACCTGTACCACCAGAGGGGATACCATGATAGCTAGTCCAGTTGCATCCGTATACATCAGTACGGCAGTCAAAACCAACCTGACATACCATATTAACAAGGTTATTACATTCGCAGTCGGGAGCTTTATCGCCCCAGAAAAACGCAACAGAACCAGTCCAGCGTTCTACCGGAGTATTATCGCTAAATCCCCACACCATTACATTATCCATGTAGCAGTAGCGGTTCAGAGTGCTATTGTTGGGCTGCAAGTAAACACCATAGGACTTAACCTTATTGATACTTACATTGTAAATGCTGTTATCAGTGTACTTATTGGTAGTAAATACAATGCCACCAATCATACCATTACAAGTAATATCTAAATTAGCAATAACAATATTACCAGTTACGTCATCACCCGATACAGTAATAACGCCCTGACTACCAAAAGAAGTCGGATTTGCAGTATACTGCAAGATAGTATCACTTGTACCACGCGCAGGGTCACGAGAAGAACCAGCGCCATACAGGCTATGCTTAAGCTGCAAAGGAGCACTTACCTTATAAGTACCAGCAGGAATAAACAGAGGTTCATTCTTAGTGTGAGTGTTAATGGTAGCAGTAATATCATCAGTACCATCCATTTTAAGGTCTTGATAGGTACGAATATCAACTGGAGAGCTAGGAATTGTACTGAAGTCAGCATCCTCACGGATAATCGCAACTTTATACTTGTTACCATTATGGTCAAAAAGTGGCCACCAGTCAAAATTATCATTATAATGGTTAATTACCATATTACTTCTAACTTTGCCATCCAAGAACACGCCACCATCACTGCCAATCGTAATAGGGTCGGCAGAGAGAGTAGGTATGGTAAGAACATCACGATAACCATTCGTAGACCTATATGCAAAAGAATGTGCTGTGATTTTATAATCACCGTCTACCGCCTGATTCATATTACCAGTTACAGTCTGATTGAGGTCGCCAGTAGTGCTTTTATCAATCTTCTTAGCGACATCAGTACGAGCCTGAGTATCTTTTACATCATAAACGGAATTATCAATCTTAAATTTGTCAACAACAGGATTTGCCAATTTAAGTCACCCCTTTATATCAAGTAGTTGCATGAGTATTAGTGGTAACAACTTTGATAGTGGTATCAGCAGAGCTATAGGTAACAGTAACGCGAGGGAGTTCCTCAAGTGCAGTAACTTTATTAAGTGCATTAGTTGCATTAGTAGATGCAGCATTAGCAGTATTTTTAGCAGCACTTGCATCTTTTGCAGCAGCATCAGCAGTAGACTTAGCAGTGTTGGCAGTAGTGGTAGCGCTATTAGCTTTATTAACTGCATTAGTTGCATTAGTGGATGCAGTGTCAGCAGTAGACTTAGCAGTGTCAGCAGTAGACTTAGCAGCATCAGCAGTAGACTTAGCAGTGTTAGCTGTAGACTTAGCACTAGCTGCATCAGTACGCGCTACAGAGTCTTTAATTTCACAGATAGTACCATCAACATTGATTTGCGTTACAAAATTAGTAGTTTCAGCCATATATTATCATCTCCATTATTCTACATTATGAGTGCCAGCAGTAATACTAATCGTTTCAGTATCTTGCGTATAGGCAACTTCAACACGAGAGAGCTTTTCCAGTTCAGTAACTTTGTTAAGAGCATTAGTAGCATTAGTGCTTGCTGTATTAGCAGTACTACGAGCTTCACTGTCTTTAACAATTACTTCTTGGTCGTTAAGGTTGAACTTAGATACATAATTAGTTGGCATAATATCACCTATCCTTATTTGCCGACAATTTTGATAGTTTCAACAGGAGCATCATAGATATGAATATCTCCGCCAGTAACGATTGTGCCATTATTAGGATTAAAGAAACCAAAAGAAATAGAAGTATCATCTTCATTATATTTGGCAACTTTTAACGATAGAATATAGTGCAAACGTTCAGCAATTGTGGTTTTAGCGCAGTTGGTACCCTCAATATACCGTGTACCTGCATCCATAGGCTTAAGAATTACATACAAATCATTATTAAGCCAAACAAGGTCGTTAATATTACGATTAGCACTTGCAGTAGTTTTTAACTTTTCATCAACGGGAGTGATAGCAAGCTTAACACTTCCCCAGAGTTCAGAGAAGTTACCAATCTTAGTCCAGTAATCTTCATTATCAATATCAATGCCAATAGGTACAGGCTGGGTGCTTAAATATCCATCACCATTGACAGTGACAACAACCGTGTTACGAGGATACTGTTTGGTAATATCCCACTGAATAGGGTCTGCATAACTAATGGAGCTGGTTTCAATGTACTGCTGCATTACCTCAATAACCTTAGATACCATTTCATAGTAACTAATGCTATCATCATAGGCAACAGGAATTACAGAACGGAAAAGCTTATCCAAAGGATTGTACTTCAAACCTAATCACCTCTTTACCATAAACGCATAAATAGAACTTCCATATCTCTATATAAACAATTATAGATATTCGTGTTTTCTTTCATATAATCGTTCATAATAGATACAAGAGAACGACCACGATAGCCTTTTTCTACATGGTCAAGAACACGATGTTCATTGCCATCACGATTTTCTTTTGTGTTGTTCTTATCATCCTGAGTGGTATTGCTATTACTGTTAGAGCTGGCATTAGAGCTAAAATTATTGACAGAATTCGCCTTACTATGGTCAGCATCAGACATATACTTACCAGCAAGAAAATTATCAAGACTACCCTGTGGAGTATCAGTATGAGTATTGGTATTCTCTCCGTTGCTGTTAGAATTGGAAGTATAATTGGAATTATTGGTGCCGCCAATATTGACCTTACTATTCTTGGTTCTATCCTCTGTATTCACATCATGATGTTCAGTATTTTCATCACTAGTAATTGAAAAGTCATCAGTTAAAAACATTTCATACTGTTTATCAAGTGCTTCAAAGAGAGGATTGTAATAAGGCATATGGCTGTTCATCCAGTCATCCAGACGCAGCTGCCAAAGACCGAAGGTTTCAGAACCAATTTCATTTGTATAGAAATGCTTAAGAATATTGGTTTCAAGCTCTTTGCGTTTGTTTTCATTCCAGATAGGATAACTAAAATTAAAGATTTTAGGACGAGCACGCTCAATAATTTCTGTATAAGAAATATTGGTGTAAGGTTCAACAATACCTGCTTTTGATTCACAGATAAAGCGTACTTGAGTTGTATATTTACTCATTGTCCTTATCACCATCCTCAATATTAGTATCGCTTAAATTTTCTTCATCTTCGCGTCCTTCCATAATCTTGGTTAATTCAAGCTGGGAACGCATAGATACAGAGATATTAGTGCCAAAGAGCCTATTATAATCCTTACAGAATTTCTGGCGAGAATACAATGGAGAAAGGCGGTCTGCTTCTACCTGACCTAAGGTCATTTGAACTTCCGTAGTAAACTGCCGCTCTGCTTTCATATTGTAGTTGCTTTCAATACCTAAATAGGTAAGAGCTTCAGCAAGAGTTTCTTTCTTCTGTTGCTCTAACTGCAAGCCAATATACTGAACACCTAAATCAAGAACACCAATCATGTTCTTAATATCATCAGTAGATGGATTGCCTTTAAGGTACAGCCAAGGGTCGTATTTATCTTGCTGATACACCAAGTTTTGTACAGAAAGTTTTGTATTCTCATTTGCATAAGCAATTCTAGGAGTTTTCTGTGCAGCAAGGTTTAAGTCAATCGTTCTGTCTATATTGGTAAGACGTTGTGCAAACTGTTTAATGACAATAGCATCAGGGGAGCGGCGCATATTACACCAAAGGTAAGCACAGTTTTGTTTATTAAGGCCAGTTTTCTGATAATTAGAATTGTAGCCATAAGCACGAAGATATTTAGGGTCGCCAATAATGTCAAAGTTATCACTGGGCATAGCAGGAAGAATTAAGTTGCCCATAACAGGGTCATGATAACCAGCCATTAAGGGTTGCCAGAACAAGAACTGTTCAATGAATCGTTCATCCAAAAAAGGAGAATCTTCAAGCCCTTCCCATTTGAATCTTGCAAGTGCTACATCATACAGGCGATTAAACCAGTTAGCATAAGTTGCAACCGTTAAGTCATATGAATCAATCCAAGGTGGCTGTGGTTTTTGTGAACGTTTACTCATTTACTCACCTACTTCTGGAATACGTTTATAGATAGAATTGTCTGCTTCATAATTTCCAACAAGACTGGGATTATGCCAGAATGTAACACCACGATTAAAGATGTCGTTAATCATTGTAGAAACATCCGCAGGAACATCACCTAAGCAACAACAGTTTTGCGTTTTAACATAATTCCAATTTCTTCGAGAGTCAATGTTAGGAACCTGAACTTGGTGAATGGGATAGCCAAACATAGTCCAGTAGTCATCAATAACTTTTGCAAATTCTTTAGTAACATGATGATAACTAGCCATAGCATATGGAGCACTTGCATCCCTTGTCGGTAAAATACCAGCATCAGTAAAACGGAAATAAGGACTTACAGAACCATGGCTTTGTGGTGGTAATCTGTCCATGTCATCACGTTTTGCAAGCGTGCCAGCAATGTTAAGCATTTGATTTGCTAAGCCTTCAATAGCTCCATAAGTATTATCGGGGAAAAGAGCAGGATGTTTACCGCTCATAGCCTGAACATCCCTTGCTGGGGCAGTCAGCAGGTTAATACCAGCAAACATTGTACCAGCTACCAAACCTGCATTTTCAACTGCCATGGAACTAGAGTTCTGCGCTACATATACCTTATAAATATCAGTGTTATAAGCACAAGTAGGCCAGTTGCTAATTGCAAACACATCTTCCTGATTATAACCAGTAGAACCTTTATAATCCTCTGCTGCAAATATTGCTGTAGTCTGCCCAGCATTTGACATTACATTATATCCAATATGCAGACTTTTCTTTCTATCTCCAAGTTCAAAACGAAAAACATGGTTATCGCCTTGTGTAGAATAATAACGGAGATAAAAATAAGGATATGTGAAAAGTTTATTATTCTTAGGAACATAACCAGCTACATTATTAGGAACTACAAAAGTCTTATCATACTTACCAGTATCAAAGGTAAGAGGAACCATATAAATTCCCAAAATACCGTCAGGAGCTTGCCCTGCTTCTACAGCCTTAGCAATAAAGTCATTAGCAGATTCAGCTGTGGTAAAAAAGTTTTCTTTGCAGCCAGAATAAATTCCAAACCGTAAAGAACCGGATGCAGGGGGAGAGTCTTTTTCAGGCTTATCAAAGGTTGTAACAATGCAGATACGCTTATCAAAGTCAATGTACTGTTGAATATCGTCAATATATGGGCCTGTATCTAGTTCATCATTGATGATATTATCACCAATTTCGTCTGTATTTGTATGAGAACGCTCAATAAAACAAGGCTGTAATGTTACTTGATTAAACCAAGTCTGCATAACATCAACAGTAAAATAAATTCTGCTGGTTTCGTTTGCTACATATTCTATCTTGTCAATAAAGGCATAATACCATTTATCTGAAAAGTCAGCGTTCTGGAATACGATATAATTACATGGTTCAATCGTTTCAGCATTAACACCAACAGAGAGATAATGCTCTAACCGCTGATAAGTATAATTGGTAAGATGAAGAACGGATTTAGAAGTGAAATAAGCAAAACGGGAAGAATCAGACTGAAACCTAAGCACATGATTATAGGTTTTATCTGTAGGGATACCCTTACAGATATAAAGTTGCATATTTGGCAATGTTATTGCTCCTTTCAAAATCTGTAGGGTGGTTTACACATCATCCAAACTGGAAGTTTACGTTTAGTTGTGGGAGTAGGACTTGGGCCGGGTGGTGTTGGTGGTGTAGGTGGTGTTGGTGGATTTGTAGCATCCCATTCAACATCCCATGTACCTACTTCATTAGGAATACCAAGAATAGCAGAGGGGTCAGTTCTGTAAGCTGTGCCATAACCGCCTATCCAGTATTCCCAATGCGTATGAATACCAGTAACATTACCTGTTCGTCCTTGCTCACCAATATATTGACCACGAGTAATTGTTTCACCAACACTATGAATCTGACTAACAAAATGAGCTGCAAGCCAATAGCTATTATCGCTCATTTTAACCACAATGTAATTGCCCCAAGAATCGTTACCAGTCGTGCCACCTTGCCAAGTATGGGCTGTTTCAACCGTACCTGCCATTGGTGCATAAGATTGATGATTTGTATGCACTGTGTCAATACCACCATGAACTGAACCATCAGAATAATGTGGATAACCTGCTGAAACTCTGATTGTGCTTTGGTCAGTGATACATTGTTTATAGGTAGCCATAATCAAAGCAACGCGTGATATCGTATGCGCGCCCCACGTTTTAGGAGGATAAGCCTACATGCTTAAGAAAATGTCAATTATCAAGCCTTAGTAGTAAACTGCACAGCGTTTGCAAACGGGGATGCAGAATAGATACGCCAGATATGATGGAAATAATTCCAATCCAGAGTGGAGCCAAGGTCAGTTTCACGCATGGTGTTCAGCTTAGTGTAAATCTGGAAGAAGTCACGGTCAACCATAAGTGCCTGAATAGCGGTCATATCTTCATCGTTAGGGGTAACGTGAGTATAAGTCTTATCGCCACCGGTTGCAACAGTTACCGAACCAGAGCCAGAGGGGTCATTACCAGTAAGCAGGTGTTCCAAGCGTTCAACTTCATACTCATTAAGAGCAAAACTATCAACTTCCAGACGATGCCCCATAAAATCTGCCTTATCCATGTTAAATGCACTTGCCAGAACATCAACATCAATAGAAGCGGAAATATCAACAGGAACAATGGTGTACAGACGTTCAGCCGGAGTATTCATAGGAATACCAGCAGCGTTATATTCCTTAGAAATAAACTTCATCTTGCCGTAAATCTGGCGGAACTTCTTAACCAGGGTCTTGCCAGAAGCTTCGTCAGTAACAGCAGAAACAGTTACTTTCTTAAGCTTATTGTTCTTTACCAGCTGATACAGCAGATACTTCTTCATGATGAAAGCATCCAGCTCAGCAGGCTTATAAATCTGGTCGATGACATTCTGTACAAAAGCAGACAAATTAGCTTCACTCATGAAAGCAGTTTCCAGAGCTTCACGGTTGACAGTTACCTTGTACTTAATACGAGAGTTCACAGCATGGTAAGCAGTGTAAACATCAGCGGGGTCGCTACCAAATTCAGCTTTCATAACTTCGTCATTAGTAGCACGGTCAGCAGAGAAGTAAGGGGTTGCTTTCTGCATCATTACATAAATTTCCTGAACAGTAGCACCAGTGCCCAGAACACCCTTATCAAAAACATGCCAAGGGTCTTCAAAAGAAATGTAACGCATAACGGTCAGGCCAATGCGGTCAACCAGAGCATTACAGAAATAGTTCAGACGCGGTTCATAAGAATTGATAAACGACCATGCGGATTTAATGGATTCAGTAGTGTTTTCAATCTTCGGAGCACCACCAAAAGTAGCATCACTACCAAATACAGCGTTAATAATACCAACAGCAGCCATAAATAATCATCTCCTTAAATGTCTTTAAGAATATAAAAACCAACTAGGTAATTACCGGTTTCATAGATATTAACTTGAGCAAATAAAACGTATTTTCCGTCCTCTGTTTTTTTACACCGACATCAATAGCAGGACCTGTACATATGAAGCCAGTACCGTAAGCTTCCTCAGTAAACTTTTGAGTATTAAATAACATGTGGGCATAAATCTCTGGTGGGATTTCTACAATAGGTTCACTCTTTAATATTGCTTTTCTAATCTTAATATGACAAAAAAGCACATTTCCAATAACAGTAAAATTTTCATCATTGTAGCTGAAAGGTCTACTCATAATCTCACCTTACTTTCTACCAAACATTTTATTGACAAAATCCTGTGCAGCTTCATCAATGGTAATTGTATTTCCATTAGGTTTCTGATATTCGTCATTAGGCTTATTATCATCGTTCAGAAATGCTTTAACATAATCTTTGCGAAGATTGTCATAAGCTTCATGCCAGTTAGATGCACCATCTGGACAACCGCTGGTAAACTGTTCTGCTTCATTACGACATTCATCAAATTCGTCAAGCACACCAGCAATCAGAGTTCCCTGTTCATCAGGTTTGGCATCGACAAAGCCACCAAGCATTGCAGAAATTTCATCGCGTGTTTTCATTATTTATTACTCCGTTCATAAGTAAGTTTAAGATTCTCACAGAGAGCGATAATAGCTTGCATATCAACTCCAGTTGCATGAATCTTAATAAAATCACCTTTAGTAGATTCTCTAGGAACCGAAGTGTAACTACCAAGATGTTTCATTACTGTCTGCGTTGCACAACAAAAATTGCTATCCAACCAGTTCAAAGGATTAACGCGACAATCATGATAAATTACTTCAAAATGAAAATGTGGGCCAAAGCAATTACCAGTTGCGCCAGAATACCCAATAAGCTGACCCTCGTAAACGTGTTGACCGTTTTTGACGAGACATTCTTTAAGGTGCGCATAGCGCGTTTCCAGCTTAGAACCATTATAATTGTTATGCCTAATTCTAACCATGTTGCCATAAGACTGCATCCCAGATTTAGTTCTACCATCCCAGCTCTGTACCTGATTTACTACACCATCCTCAGCTGCATAAACAGGTGTGCAGGGAGCAGCTCGCAGGTCAATAGCATGGTGGGAAGAGCCGTCATTGTAAGTCCAACCAGCTGTGATAATGTGCTTCTCTAAAGGCCAACAGAAAAGGACATCACCGTTTGCTTTCCTCATTTTCTTCATCTCCTTTAAGTTTTTCAAGATAAGGCTTAAACAGAGCAGAAAGTTCAGGATTTACAGCACACATATTTTCCATAATGCTGATAAATTCCATAATGCAAATATAAGTAACCGCGGAACCTACAAGAGGAATTGGGATACCAAGCTCAATATACTGCATTGCGTATTCGATACCATAAGAGCCTACCACTGCAAGAATCTCCATGCACTTGTGATAACCACCCTCACGCATGATACTGGAATTATAAGAACCATCGTGCTTTGCTTTAATCAGCCCTGTTAGAATGTCAAATGCGATAAAACCCAAAACAATAACAAAGGGCATAAACTCAACTCCTAACATTATACACCTACAATCTTCAAAATATCCATCAGGTATCGCCTAATTATCTCATCTTCACAGTACAACCCTCCCAACCGATATTGTTTAATTATATATAATAACCAGTTAGGGCGTGGAGTTCGTGCAATCAAAATGGTGTTATAATCATGGTCATCATTTGTCAACGCATAAATAACGCCACTACCCGGACTGTATTTTCTAGAAAGATAACATTTACCAGAAGAGAAGTCTACCCATAAGCCTAAATAATCATCATGAATCTTAAAACCAAACTGATATTTAGCTTCAGGAGTTTTCTTAGCAATGCCGACTACACTATCAAGATAAAATTCATTATGAACGGCATATTTACCAAATTTGCTGCCTTTCATCAAACGGCCAAAGTCAGTTTTCTCTTTTGCTTCAATATATTCTTCATTGTTAGCAATTTGAATTAAGACTAAGCCATCTCTAGTTGTAGCAATTTGCTTTTTGTTAATTGGCTTTTTAATATCGAATTCTGTAAAATATGGGTTCGCCCATGTAACAGCGTTGCCGAAGAAGAATACAACTACTCTGCGCATACGAGCAATAGTTTCATATAATTCACAGAAAAATGTTACTTCATCTTTAAGATAACCATGATGGGTTTCGTCCATAGAAATAAATTCATCGAAGCAGATTTTATTAACAAGTGGAAGTTCTTCGGATTTTGCACTTGAGATATATCGTGTCTGACCAGCTAATTTACCATCTATGTAATAAGCGCCTTCAGGCGTTCCCTTTAACTCATGGTCAGGAAATTCATGAGCAACAGCTGCCCAGAAATTTTCTTTGGCTTTCTTATTCATTTCAGTTTTATAGCGGCGAATATAAATAAATTGATTCCCGTTTTTGATAAAATCTTCGGCAGCCCATTTCTTAAAGCCATAAGTTTTACCGCAACCACGAGAACCAACTACAAAATTAAAGAGCGCATTATAAGATAATGTGTTCTTTAAATCCCACCACATTGACATTGTAATACACTCCTTTCATATTTAATATTAAGCCGAGGGTTCGCATTCGTTTTATGCTTACTTTCGTAAGTCTTATTGCCCTTTTGGATGGTGGGAGTAGGAGAAATGACAAACCTATAAAACCATCAAGCTAACAAGCGTGTTAGCGCGGCTCCTATGGCTTTTGCACCGGATGAAGCTCATAGTTTGAACCGTGGTGGTAGAAATGGGCACAACCCCATTAACGTCCAATGACCAGTTTTCCGTTACTCTTAAAGAGTTCTACCATGTTAAGGGTGACGGAAGGAAATGAGCTAGCAGTCACGCAAACCTATCCGTAACGCTTCACGCGCCCGACCACGGCTTAGGAGCATCATTCGTGCCTTCCGTTCCCTATGATTATATTATAGTTTACAGTCTGTATAAAGTCAATAATACAGATTGTACTTTTTGTAAAATTAGGAATGATTATTACATAGTGTATAATGCTAATTACGGATTGGGTGAGAGGTACGATAAAGCGGACTGCTAAATGGGCGAGGTGAGTGGCGGTTTGAAGGTACGATAAATAGGACTGTAAAGGTTAAAGTACGATAAATAGGACTTCTAGTCTTTGACACTAC